AATGCTTTAAAATCTTTTGCTTGATTTATTTGATCTTTTGTAAGAGTTGATGCTTTCGCATCACCAAACGTAGGTCCACTACCTCCAGTTCCAGGGTTAAAATCTTTATCGGGTCTGCCTGTTGATCCAGTTTTAGAATCTTTAAACCCAACACTTTTACCAAAAGAAGCAGTAGCTGCATCAGCCCCACCTCTGAGTCCAATACGTCCTCCGTTTTGTAACATCTGTTTTGCTTGTTGTGATCTAGTTATGGCCATTTATCTATTCTATTTTGTTTTTCCAAATAAATCAAGGCTGGGCATGATGACTTTTACGTCTTGAGCCATATCTTCATTTTTGTAGCCTTTAGCCTCCCAATCTTTTTTTTCTTTAAAAAGTTCACCTGTTTGCTTGTGTCTGTATGTCGTTTCTACTTTTGCTGGTTTTAATATTTCCATTATGTTGTTACCTCTCTTGGCTGTATTTCTAATATAGAGGCTATGACGTGCAGCTCGTTCGCGTCAGCAGCCTGTACTTTAAGTACCTCACTCTCTTCCATTACAAGAGGATTGGTTAAAAGTTCTGTTGTTGCTTTAGATGCAATAGCTTTATCTTTAAATAAATTAAATATGGCACCACTAGAATCCACTAATGTAACCGTTATTGTAGTTCCCGATCCGGCATCCTCAGTCACTAATAATGATTTAACAACAGCTGTTTTAAAACTAGGCACCGTATATAGTGTAGTTAAATCTGTTGTAGTTAAATCTACTTTTTTATTTATAAAACTATTAGCCATTAATTTAAAAAGAAGTTTTGAGCTTCTACCTCATCTTTTAATTCTTGTTGATACGTAGTATTTAATTTTACTATAATACCATCTATATCTCTTGTTTGTGCTTCAGCAACAGTATAATCATATTGCTGTGATGGTCTTGTTAATACTTGTACTATCTTTGCCATTATCTACGTCCATCTGGTTGTATGTCTAATCTAAAAGTTCCTAATTTCCAACTTTGACTAGCTCCTGTATTTTCTACTTTTAATGATATAGCTCTTGCTCTAGCTCGTGTATCTACTTTTTTGGTGCTAGAGGTTATATCAAATGGTCCAAGAGCTGAACTAGAAGATGTGTCGTTTGGAAAATCTCTTAAACCTAGTGTAACTCTTGTGGTTCCTGTTTGTGATATAAAGTCAGGAATAAATCTTCTTATCTTCATGATAAACTCACCATCTCCTCTAAGATCAGCCATACCAGTTGATTGACCTGTAATACCTCTTCTTTGACTTATATCAAAATCTCCTGAAGATATATTTGCAACGATTGCTGTTACTGTTCCATTTCTATTCTGATCAATTCCTGTTTCATGTTCATAGTAAGAAGTTCTACCTTCTGTATTACCTACAACATCAAAAGATGTATCTGTACTTGCATCATATTCTAAAGCATGAGGCGTGCCAAATACAGCTGAGTCTTTCCACATTGTTCTAGATAATGTACCTACGGTCCACACTGGTCTTTGTGGTGATGAGTCAAAATAATTGTATGTCACACATTTATTAATCACATCTGATGTAGCTGATGGATAAAACCATATAACCTCACCAAATAGATTATTTAATCCTGCTGACACCATCTGATTACCAGATAATAAATTTATATCATTATATACAAAATCTTCTACCAAACATGGTAGTGATTCTAGTTTACCACCATATCTAAAGAAACCATTTTCTGACATCCAATATGCAGCACCATCTACTTCAACACATGCATTCTGTCCAACTAAACCACAGTTTGTACCTACTTGTGAAAAAGCAAAAGTAAAAGGTTGACCAACAAAACGTTGTGTAAATAACGATGTATCCGTCCAAACATAAATTGCATCTCTACCTCTGATTGCTCCTATGATCCGTGATCCGTCGGCTAATCTTTGTGTACCGGCAGTATTAGTTGCTGTAGGCGCATATGTGTTTATATCTTCTTGATCCGAGAATCTAATAAACATATCATCTTGAGTTGTAGTATCTCCAATAGTTGTTTCTGTTCCAAAGAATACTAAGTGACGATCCGGTGTAGATACAACCATATGTCTTGATGCTGTTGGCGCACCTGTGATAATTGCAGCTCTTGTTTCTGTTGCATTACCTAAACTAGAGTCCCAAGAAAAACACGGGCCATCATGAATTAAACAAATAGCTTTATCTCCAAAATTATCAATCGACCACATACCAGGATCTAATGCAAGACCTTCAGAAGTTTCTTCGTTCCAAGGTCCAAAAGCACTGGTGTCCGTTACAGTAGCACCATTACTATGAGCCGCTCTTGTTGTACCTCTAGCAGCTCTTACAATACCTGTTAATGTATTACCGCTAACTCCAGTGTAAGATATTTCTTCTGTCCCTACTCTTATATGATTAGTTCCTGTAGTTGGAAATTGTGTAGCGTCAGTTAAAACAATAGAAGTTCCTGACCCTCCGGTTCCAAATGCATCATCTCCTAAAGCACCATTGAGTGTTGTTGTTACAGCAGAAGAAGCTTGTCCACCCCAAGATCCAAGACCCCAACCATATCCTTTTTCTTGAACAGGTGTTCCAACAGGATAATAATGACGTACTCTAATACCACCTGATGTTACTGCACCAGATCCTGCTTCTGCTGATGGCATTGTGATTGTTATAGTTTTGGCCGTTGGTACACTTGTTACCATAAATTTTTTATCATTAAAATCAGATGCACCAAAATTAGAATTAGTTATTGCAGTAAAATTATCTAATAATATTATGTCTTGTGGGTTTATACCATGAGATGTGCTAAAAGTTATTGTAACAGATGTATCTCCATTGCTCGTGGTAAAGGCACTTGTAAGAGTTGTTGTGGTTTTAATAGGGTGTATGTCATAAAACACACCACCGGAAAATGCATATAGGATTCTGTTTGTTCCTATTATGGCATATCTTCTTGATTTACTATTAATAAAATGATGAAGTCCCCTAGCCGCTCCCGTTAATTCGTTTTCATTTACGTTTCCTAATTGACTCCAACCGCCTATTTTTTCAGGTATACCATATCTAAATCTAACATTATCACAATCAATCCATTGACCCTCTGCTTGGGTTGGTGTGATTTGTTTATTAATGCCTGGCTGAAATCCTATTTTCTGTAACATAGCAGATAATTATAGCAGATTATTAGCTATTTCAACAGACTAAAAATATCGTCCATTTTCTCTATAGTACAGATCTCCATGTTAATAGAGAGTCTTAACTCTTTTGATCTAACGTTTATAGGGTTATGCCAAAGCCACCCTGGAAATATGTACAGCTCATTTGTTTTAGGCGTTATCTTTAATATATCTTTTCGTTTACTTTTAAATTCTATTTCACCACCTTTCATATCTTTAGGTATATGCAAGTAGTAAACTGCGTTTACACTAGATGTCATAATATGGTTGTGCCAATTAACAGAAGGTATAAAGTCTTTATTAGAAGCAACAGCAAAACAATGATCAAAATTATTTGAACGAAGTGAAAAAGGTTTTAAATGTTTTTGAGCTGTGTTTACAAAATTTTGATATAGTTTTTTTGTAAAAGTATTTTTTTTAAGAACATAGTTATTATCCCATTCAGCTCGTTTTATTTGATTTATAACATTACGTCGAACTCTAGCTTGTTCTCCCTTTTTAAAATCATAAAAATTTTCAATCCTAACAATTGGAAAATCTTTCATTATTTAGGTACTTTTTGTTCTACTCTTTTAAATTTTGATGGTAGTCCCAAATGTGGTCTTTTATCTAAAGAATTTTCTTCAGACCCCGGAGTTTTAACGTCGTTGTAATGTAAAAACACTTGTGCACAATAATTACCTGTATAAGATTCTCTCCAGTGTTCTAACAAATCACCTCGATAAACTAACATATCACCTGGATTTAAATCTACTTTAACACCTTTAGATTTGGAGGGCATATATTCTCCAGTTGTTTCATTGTAATAACCCTCCTCTTCTTTTGGATTAATATATATGGGCCACTTATGGTCACCACCTAAATTAAGTGTAGTAGATATTTCACAGCTAAACCTATCTTTGTGTCTTCGTAATTCATCTTTTACTTTATAGATTCTTGTGTAAGAATAATTTTCATATAATTTAGTGCCTGTAACTTTTTCCATTTTAGGTTTTAATGTTGCTAATAAAGTTTCCATAGCAATATCTCCATAGTGAGAATACGTTCCAGGAACTTGTGGATCTCTCCACGTACCCCAATCAGTGTTAAACTCAGACAAATATTGTGTAGTCATAAATGTTTGCAACACTTTTCTTTTTAACAAAATATAGTTTTTTAAATACTCTGCCATACTTGGGTCTATAGCTTTTTTAATTACGGTGTATTTATTTTTTTTCCAATTCATGATTTATTGATAGTTGAAATTTATTAATACTCTAATTTTTTCATTTGTGCAAGTTGTGCCATAATGTCTTTGGTTTGCTTTAAACAATACGATTGTATTTTCTTTTGAGTTTACAAATTTATCTGAACCGTGTTTTCCTCCATTATTAAAATAAGTGTAACCATTATTTGTATTAATATATAAGATGGCTGCTTTGTAATCTTCTTCTTGATCTACATGTGCTTCAAATTTATGTATTCTAAATGTTCGTGGTACTAAATTAGCTTTTACTCTTATTAATTTTTTTACCTTTAATTTTTGTAAAATAGGTTCTATTAAATTATACGCGCCAGAATTAATTTTGCCATCAGAAAAAAATGTGTGAGTTAGTTGATAATTGTTTAAATCATCTTTGCCTTCTATATCAACTTTAGTATTATTGTAGTACCATGGAAAATTTGGACCCAACATGGGATCTTTTAAATTTTTAAAATCTTCTTTATTTAAAAAATTATTTTTTGTTTTTATCATTTTGTAATATTATTTCTATAGCATCGTATGTTTGAAGAGCAGTCCAATTACCCTCTTCGTGATTATGAAAAGATCTACACATAAAAAAATAATCATAATCAAACTTTAATATTTCTTTTATATCTAATTTAATATTTAAAATGTCATTATTTAATAAAACAAAGTCTTTTCGCCAATCTTGATATCTATTAAAAACAGAATTGTAATTAGCTATCCAAGTGCACCCAGTAATTTTACCACTTCTCATGTAGTGCCCTAACCAGTTACCTGACAAGAAACCAGCCTCTAAAGGTTCAGATGGTATGTATTGTATATCGTGATGGTGATCCACGTTTACACAATACACAGGTTCATTTAATTCATCGACAATTTTATTTATTTCTCTATGTGATTGTGCAACAACTATCTTTTTAAATTTATTTTTTTTAATGATAGGGACTAAATTTTCTAATAAATCTTTAGCATCTCTTGGAGAGCCTACCCAATCTATATCTATTGATAATAAATTTTTTACCATGAGGCTCTATAGTTAAATGCTATTGAAATTCTTTGTTTGTTTGATTTACTCTGTTTAACATAATGTATTAGATAACCTGGAAAAATAACAACCTTCCCAGTTTTAGGAACTATATCCCAAGTAAAAGAATTATAGTTGTTCCAACTCTCTACCATTTCATCGTGTATTACGTATTGTAGTTTAGAATTAGGATTTAAAAGTTGTAAGTTACCACATCCTTCTTGTGCATAAGGAAAATAGACTATAGCCAAATCAGCTGTTGGATGTTGATGTGGCA